CGGCAGTATAGGCTTCCAGCGGTTTGCAGGCGGCGGGCTTGTCAGCCTTTTTCTCCTTGGCCGGGGCCGCCGCAGGCAGCGCGGCGGGCGCGTGCTCCGCAAAGTATTTCTGTTGCGCCGCATCGGGCAGACTGGAAAGCGGTATGAGATAGATGTCGCGTCCGCGTGAGTTTGCTTGCACTCGGACATTTGAATAGCCGCCTTTTTTAGCCATTACCTGTACCCAGCGGGCGCTAACCCCCATAAGGGCAGCGGCCTCCGATGCTTTCAATAACGCTTCCAAAAAAATCACCTCTTTCTGACCTGCCATCATCAGACTGTGTAGGTCATCTCACAGTGACGCCCGCGCAGGGCGTTTCGGCTTATTGATAAAATTGATTTACACTGTTCTTTTTTCACCAATGTTTGATGATCTCGGCCAGAATGTTGAGAAGAATAGAGCTGATTGCCAGAACCAGCGCCCAGTCTTGGAGGGTCATAGCGTTCACCACCTTTCGTCGCAATCGTCAGCACTGAACTGGCCCCCGGTGCTGTAATTCCACTGCAACTCAATGCCCCGCCCCGGCACATCGTAAAGTGCAGGGCCGTGTGCGCAGCACTTCCAGCCGTCCTTCGGCCTGTGTACCCATGCCAGATCGCTCTCGGCATCATACCGATCAACCTTGTAAAGTCCTCCGGCGTTGGGGTAAGTTTCCCCAACAATCGGCCTGTCCGGCAGCCTGCGGATGCGCTGGCTGCCTGCATCAATGTTCGTCATCGTCAAATTGCACCTCGCTTAAATGCTGTTTATACGGTCTTTTACCGCTCTTTAAAGTTAGGACGGCGGTAAAATCCTCGCGCCATGCCCTCGGCCCGCTCCACCAGTTGATGGCGTCTTCCAGCGTGGTGTACTCCGGGCCGTAAGCTTCCTGTATGGCTTCAATAATTTTCATACCGCTCTCCTTGGCCTGCCATCTTCAGTACCGGGCGGCCATTCCCGGCAGACAGCCCCGAAGGGCTGTTTCGGCTGTTCAATCTGCGTTTTCTCTGTTATACTGTTTTTATCCTGCTCGGCAGGAAATTTGCCTGTGAGGTGTTTTTATGTACATCCGTCTGACCTGTAAGCGATGCACAAACTCCTTCCGCGTTTTTGAATCCGATGTAGAGCAAGGGAAAAATATCAATTGCCCCTTCTGCAAAGCCCCCGTGGGGAAGGAACTGCGCAACAAAATTGCAACCATTTGCGACGAAGATTGTGATTTTGATGTTGCGATTGCTCCTTCGGCACACGTCAGCATTCGTGAATGTATGCTTACTTCAATGGGAAACGCTCTGGGCACTCTAAACGCAAATTCTTTGAAGGATGTTGCCAAAGCGTTTGCTTCTGAGGAAGAATATAAAGTGGTGTACGCAATGATAAGTGGTGCCCTCATGGGCTATCACAATCAACTGCGGGAGAATCTCTTGGTTTATGGCATTGATGTCGGCGACTTAAAATAAGCCTTTGAGACTCCCCGTCGCAATCTCACGTTCGAGCATGCGTTTTGCTTCCATAAGCTGCCTTTGCCCCTCATCAGTGGTGAGCGCAGGCTTTTTAGTGTAATCATCTTCCTCGGAAAGTCCGGCTCTTCTGTCTTTTTCCTGCGAGCCATCGAAAAGAACAATCATCTTCAAAGCGTCCAGCATTTCTGCCGTCAGTGTCAGAAGCTCGGTATTATCTTTTGCCCTCTCCGAAGCATCACCCAGAAATCCTACCTGCTGCACAAGAATGTTTTTTACAATAAGTCTGTCGTTTGCTGCGAGTTCCATATTAGATCTTCCTTTCTGGCCTGCCATCATCAGTACCGGGCGGCCACTCCCGGCAGACAGCCCCGAAGGGCTGTTTCGGCTGTTATGCGCCTTAGTTTATCTGGGTGAAAAGGTCTCCGGCATCAACTTCCAGCGCTTGCGCAATACGTTCTACGTCTTTAGGGCGAATCACGCGATTGTTGTTCACCATGTTCCCAAACACTTGCCGAGAATATCCAGCTTTGCGAGCGATGGCACATTGTTTGTAGCCTTTTTCCTTTATGATGCGAACAACATTATCAGAAACAGGTGTATTGTCTATTTTCATGGATGGCCTCCTTTATAAAATCATGATTTATGAACTTTAGTATATTATAATCTCGTTATATGATATTGTCAACGGTCACAAGGCAAAAAAGTTCATAAAACGTGACAATACTGTTGCGGTTCTGGATTGAGACTGATATAATATCGAATAGGTGGTGGTAAAAATGTCTTATAATGAACGGCTACGCGACGCCCGGAAAGCAAAGGGGCTCACGCAAGCTCAATTAGGAGAACTGGTAGGTTGCGCCAAGAACACAATTTCCAGCTATGAGAGTGGCGTCAACGAACCCAGTGTTGCGGTATTAAATAAAATGATGACTGCGTTAGAAGTAGATGCGAACTATGTGTTTCAAGACGCTGATAGCAGTTATCGGAGAGAACATGCAACACCCTCGGAAATAAAGGAATTGGTTGATCCTTACCGTGCTTTGGACAAAGCAGGGCAGGAACTGGTACGCGCAGTGCTTGCAATGGAAACTGCAAGGTGTATGGGGCAGAATGTTTCTTTTTCCGTCGCGGTAAAGCAAGAATAACATAGCGCTTTTCTCCTGTACGCATTTTGTCGGAAAATAACGCAAAACGTTATTTGAGTAGCAAAAAGCATGATTCCTTCTTTTGCGTTCGCTTAATTTTTAATGCGAACCGAGTTTTCAATTGTTGTATCTTCGAATCGTCAATTTATATCGTAGCTATGTGATTGGAAGTGAAAATTTTAATGCGAACCGTTTGTTCGCATTAAAAAGCCAAAAGGCGGCAGCCAGACTTATGCAGTGCGCATAGGTCTGGCTGCCGCCTTTTAAATTGTTTTAACGCCTGTTAAAACGCGATACTACGATATTTAAGCGCTTATATAAAGGACTTTTTAAACGCCGTTTAAACGCTTTTCAAACGCCCCGCGCCCGCCGCGCTATCCAGCCGCCGATTCGCCGTTTTAACCCCCAAAATGGGCAAAAAAATTTTGCAAGCCAGCATCCCGCCAACTTGCAAAATTTCGCGTTCAATTCCGTTTAACACTCATTAAAAACCGCGCTCTCGCGTCCTTTCCCGCCTTTTTCCACCTTTTTGCGCTCAAAATCCCCGCCCC